TTTCATAGATCTATTACGTTTATTTTTTTCTTCTTTAATTTCTTCATCATCATCTTTCTTTTCTATTTCTTCTGATGGTACTTCATAGTTTTTAAGTTCTTCTTCTAAATCTTGAAGTTCTCTTTTCTTTTCTTCAATTTTCTCTTTAAGTTCATCAAATTTCTTTTCTTCGTCCTCTGTCATATTACGTTTTTCAGTTTTGCATAATTCAACCATTGAGCGACATTCCTCTACCATTTGATGAATTGAATCTTTGAGTTCTAATGAGTTCATCTTGTATTAAGATATATTTATAGTTAATAATAAACATTTTTTCGTTCATGTTTATATAAGGGAAAATAATAAACATTTTTTCCTTCATGTTTATATAAGGAAAATTTATTATAAATATGCTAAAACGATAAAACTTCTATTTCTTTTAATTTAAGGTCTAAAGATGCATTTATATCTGCTAATTTCTTGTTTTCTAATTCATCTATCTTCTGTTGTGAACGCTTTGATACTGATGTAGCAGAATATGCAGGCTGCCAAACACTTGATACATCACATATCTCTTTAATCTTATGAATAGTTCTGAAATATACACCATCCTTTGATTCCCATGTCTCTGCTTCATCATCTTCTGGGTCTATGTAAAATGCAAAAGATGATTTATTGATGTCACCACGTTTAAGGTACTCTAAAAGTTCATCCCCTAATGCTGTATGAGGTGCTTCAAATTCGTATTTTAAGCCCTTATCATCTACGGTCAATTTAAGCGAACCTTCACCATGATTTGAACGTGCAAATATCTTGTTCATGTCGTGGTTGAATGTTGCAAATACATCACAGTTATCTACAATTTCTTGTGTTACTGCCCCACGCTCTATTTTCTCATAGAATCCAAGATATTCAGATTCAACATCAAATACTATTGCATATCCTTCAACGTGACGTGATTCCTCACCTTCAATTGCTCTAATTTGAATATTGCCTAAATTTCTTATTTCTTTTTCCATGCTATTAGTCTTTTATTTTAGTTATTAGTATTATTTGCTGAATTATTATCATCATTATCAGTAATGCTATTATCTCCGTCATGGTCTTGTTCTCCTACTGTATTTTGGTTAACATCAGAATAAGCAACCATAAGCTTGTCACCACCTTCAACAGGATTAAGTCCTAATTGTTCTCTGGCTTCATTTGTTGTTATGATTCCTGCTTGCTTTAATGTATTTAGATAGTTTGCTTGTGATGTTTTATCTGATTTAAGGATAAATCCAGCATCCAAATCAATATATAAGTTCTTTTCTGATGGTTTTATCAATTTACGCTTCAACTCATTCTCTATAAGAGTTATATATGGGTAAAGTGTATGTGTTACAAATTCAAGTAATGATGCTTCAATAGTTGAATAAGAAGAATGAGATAAATCACCTAAAAGAACAGGATTGATATTGAAGAAACGTGCAACATCTTGTAAGTTGAATAATCTGCTTTCTAATAGTTGTGCGTCTTTTGAGTTTGATGATACTGGCTGATATTCTAATCCGCCTTCAATTACGCATATTCCTGTACCATTCTTACTATGTCCTTGTCTCCATGATTCACGTATTGAGTTACGTTGCTTCTCGGTTAATGGAGTATGCACATCAACTTGTCTTAGTATGCCTGAAACATGCATTCCAGAACTAAAATAGTCTTGTGCTGCTTTCTCTGTTGATGATGAAAGCTTCAATGTATGATTTGCATAGAATAATATGCCTCTTCCTTCAACTCCATTCAATGAGTTCTTTAATATATGAACAACATCAATTGGCTCTATACGTCCTTTTCTTAATGAAGGTATTAAATAATACAAACTTCTACTTTGTTCATTATATATGATGCTGTAAGTGCCATGTGGACAATATACTAAGTTAGTTGGTGTTCCGTCTGTTGCTCTTTCAATATATGCAACACCATTTCCATATAAAAGCATATCAGTTACAAGCATCTTAATCATCATGTACTTTGTCATTATACAATTATCAAAGATATGATATAATGAATGATTCTTTACTAATGTGCTCTTATTGTCTTGTCTTGTCTTTACATTTAATGGTAATTCAGCAAGTGAGTTTGATATTATCTCTATTGCAGAAAAAACTGCTGATAATGATACAGCAGGTATCTGGTCTGATAATTGTAAGTTCATCATTCCCAATCCCATGCCGCATTGATTTTCTTGTGGTATTTGCTGTGCCACATTACGTTTTTCAGATTGCCAAAATTTCCAATTCATACGAATTTAAGAATCTATTTATATAATAATAACATATCTCTGTGTTTATAATTAGAGATATACTATATAGTGAATGCCCCATATGAACTACTTGGGTTGTTCAAGAATATGCCGAGTGATTCAAGCATAGAAATAACAGGGTCTATCTTCTTGTTCTTATCTCCCTGGGATTTCATTGGCTTACAATTATCGTTATGGTCGTACTTTAATTCAACGTTACTAAGACACCATTTAACGCATGGATTAGTATCAATAACAACTCTACCCGATTTAACTAGCATTTCAAACAACTTCGTTGGTCTGTTGAAGTTGCCTAATGACTGTGAATATGGCTCTAATGGCAACCCTTCATTTGTTGCATCAATAGCCCATTGAGTAGCATTATATGTGTCATAAGCAACTTGCATTAACTCAAGGTCTTTTGTGTTCTCAATCATATCTTTAAGGATATAATCATAATCTACTACGTTTCCGGACGTGATATGAGCATAATTCTGTCTTTTGAATAATCTATATGTATCAGCATTCATTGAGTTCTCTAAGGCTTCTTGTGGGATATATACGAATGTCTTGAATACAAACTTGTCTTTCCATTTGCTTCGTTCAGGATTAGGTGGAAACATTATGCTGAAAGATGTCAAGTCAGATACAGCAGATAAATCGACACCTGAATAGCAAACTTCATCTTTAAAGTCTTTCAAATCTACTTTCTCTGATACTTTATCTATATATTCATTAGGAATCCATACATCTGATGACTGACACCACATATTTAAGTTCTTTGTCTTTATTGATACTTCATTTGATGGTGTCTGTATTGCTGAACGAATCTGGTCTCTCATGTACTTGTATGATACAGTTGTTCCTAATGATGGGTTTGCTTTTATCCATACCTTTTCATCTGTCCATTCATCATCTTCATCTAACTGAAATATAAATGGTGCCCACGTATCATCAGAGTAATCTTTAGTAAGGATTTTACAGCAATAATCCCACTGATTATACAAAGGATATACTGTGCCAATATTAAAACCTGCAGTAGAAATTGATATTGCTAATGGATTCTTTCTTGCGCCTTGACCAGTTTTTAATACGTTCCAAATTTCAAATGATTTTGCTTCGTGTGTTTCATCTTCCAAAAATAATGAATCTGAACGTCCATCAAGTTTAGAAGTATCAGATGAAAGTACATTAATTTGACCGTCTATTTTAGGTATCTTTATGTCAGCACGAAAACGCTTAAATATTTTGTTATTTGGGTCAATTGAACTACATAAACGAGAACAATATTTGAATAACATGCCTGCTTGTTTGGCAGAGTTCGCAATAAAAGCAATTTCTGGTGAACGCTCATTATCTGCGACTGCACCAACTATTGCTAATGCTGCTCCAAATACTGATTTTCCAGATTTACGTGCAGTTAATAAAAGTACATTATTGATTACTCTTACATCAGGTTCATTAGTATAATAAAATCCAAAAATATGTGCAACTATCCAAGATTGAAATGGTAATAAAATAAAGTTTCCACCTTCTTGTAACTTAAGTTTCTCAATTAATCGAATCTTCTTATCTACATCGTCGTAATTAAAATATATATCATCACGTTCAAACCAATCTAAATATCTTTGACACGATAATTTAATCCATTTACAAGCAACTATTTTTCCAGAAATTACATCTTTTGGATATTGATTATATTTCTTTGAATAGTCTATCTTTGTCATAAGAAAAACATCATTTATTTAAGCAAGTCCTCGATGTCATAGTCATCTGTATCAACATTTTTAATCTTTGCTCTTGAAACTGGTGTCAATGCAAATGACTGTAATAATTTGATTATATGGTCTTGTGCTATTGTCATCAAAGGGAAACATTGGTTCTTGAATGTACGTCCATGTGTGTCTTTTCTTAATAATCCATTCTTATCAATGTCTTCCTTTGCTTTCAAGTATATATCTACATTGTCTGCTATCAAATCAAGAGAAACCCTCCATGATGCAGGAATATCTTTGTAATCTTGCTTTAAGCAATCTATCACATTTTGCATATATACTTGTACTTTCTTTGGATAATCTTTATAAATTGTTTTTGCGTCCATATTATTTCTTTATATATTTTTATTCTGGACTTGAATAGAACTTCTTTTCAACCAAGTCATATAGTCCAGTACTTATCTTATTTTTATTACATAATGTTATATATTGACAATTGTCCATCCTGAAGGGATGCCACTTGCACCTGATGGCCATGATGTCATACTTGCTGCCTTGGTAAATGTACCACTTGCTGCAACATTACTTACCCAATCACTTGTACAGTTACTTGCACTAATGTCACTTGCAAGACACTTAATTGAATTTAGATTTGTGCAATCATAGAACATACAATCATAGCACCTATTTGTCAACGTTGTTGCAGGTAACTCAGGTGCTGTCGTTAGACTTGTACAACCATAGAACATATTGCTATAACAGTTATTTGCCAACGTTGTTGCAGGTAACTCAGGTGCTGTCGTTAGACTTGTACAACCATAGAACATAAAGGCATAACATGCAGTTGCCAACGTTGTTGCAGATAACTCTGGTGCAGCTGTAAGACTAGTACATTCACGGAACATATATTGATAACAGTTATTTGCCAATGTTGTTGCTGGTAATTCTGGTACAGCTGTAAGACTAGTACATTCACGGAACATATAACCATAACAATATCCTGCTAATGTAGTAGCTGGCAATTCTGGTGAAGCAGTCAAACTAGTACAACCACGAAACATATTTCTATAACAACTATCTGCTAATGTAGTAGCTGGCAATTCTGGTGAAGCAGTCAAACTCGTACAACCACCGAACATATAACCATAACAATAATATGCTAATGTAGTAGCAGGTAATATAAGATTAGACGCATCAACTACTGTTGAACTCCTAAATATACTGCTCAAAATATAAGAAGCTGACGGTAATGTAGTCTGCCCAATAAAATTGTCTCCATATATTAATGACATTATATTTCCAGAAATATTAAATTCATAATCTGAATTAAAATAATTAT